GTGGGCTTTACCCACCGCTTTAATCGTGAGCTTTACGCTCGACGAATTCCATCCAGTTGTCTTGACATCTCTGATTTTATGTCATTCAGAACATCCCATCCAGCTTTTATTCATAGCTTTTGCTATATTAACTTGTCTGTTTGTGATTTCTGACTTAACATCCTATCAGTAACGTCTTTTGACATTATGTTGGAATCGATAATTCAGTTGCCTCTTTTTGAGGCTGTACCCTCTTGGGCTCGTTCCCCATCTGTGTAGTTGACACCCATCGTGATAGTGTCATGGTACCATCAAAACTGATTTATTTAAATTACACACCACCTACTCGAATTTTACAGCGAAGTGTGTATATTGATGAGAAACATTACCGGTGATATTTTTCCTTTTCACCTAATAATAATAATAAATTAATGGTAATAATAATTTAATGGTAATAATAATTTAATTTAATAATAAATTAATTTTAATAACAAGGGACTCCCGAGGCTTGACATCCTCATATGTCCATTTAAGGTTGTAAAACATTGCTTCTTGAAATTTTGTATTGCGTGTATAGACTATGCGCCGTTAGGGCTAGTCGTCCTTACAAGCTAATAATAATTTATAATGTCATTTGTTTGGCATTCCCCTTCCGCTTGGGGGTATTACAGATATAGAACCAAGATTTGATGTTTGCCACGCCTGTCGTTAGTGGTATAGTGGGAATTTAAACTCCCACTTGAAATCCTTTGGCTGATAGTAAGCCACCGTAGGACCCCATGGTCTGAAAGATTCACCCCATCCCATGATAAAACTAATAGTTCAAAACTTGTTCCTTTTTCTCGTGATGTTGTGTTGTGTTTTTTACCTGGCTAGTTTTATTGGCCTTGTTTGCTCCAAGAGTGACGATCTTGCCTTGGCTCTTTTTGATGATCTGTGGTATTTACCATTGGTCACCGAACAGTTGTTGAGGTTTATTTTGTCACCTCTATTTGCGACATTCTGTCTTATCCTTGGATTGTCGATTTTTCCTAAATTCCACGCCATTCTTAGCACATGGTACCTTTTCATATTGTATGTGTGTTATGTTGTGGTGTGGTCCTGTTTGATGACTTTTGCCTCTTTGTTCACTTTTTCACCGGCGGAGGTCGTCCGACAGGCTCTTGACTCTGACCTAGATGAGTTTTGGTATCCCCATTTGTGTTATTTTACGCGGGGTGGCCAAAAATTTTATTTTCTTCAGATGCGTAACTCCTTCGATAATAGCCGCATCCGGTGTCCCGAAGCTGAAACTATAGCTGAAGCTCACCGTAATGCTCGCAATTACCTACAAACTTGTGTTCATCGTCAATCATCTCTGTCTTTCTTTTTTGATCGGTCTAGCTATACTAGTAATAGTGGTATGCTGTCTGATCTTAAAAACGTGGCAGTGACAACCGCCTTGTTTTATCAGCTTTATCAATTGAAAGCGCATTACAGCTCGTATATATTGTTATTGGCTCGAGAGAGTGACACGATTTGTGGTATTTATCAACAGCTGTTGCCTTTGTTGTTGCGGATAGTTCAAGCTCGCCCTCTTACCAGTTCTTCTTCTAGTGGGTCAAGTGAAGATGGTGATGCAGATCTTTTCAGGATTCCAGTTAGTACCCCAGAGTCTGATCATGATCTGTTTACTGCCTTTGCTGAGTCAATTGCTAGTGTTGATGATGCTTATAGTGGTGGAAGTGGGAGCCATTCCGGTTCCACTCCATCACCTATGCTTCGTTTTCCTAGTGATGACCCCTCAATAGAAGTTATTCGTCATTCTTTGGGTGGTCCTGATTTTTCGAGGATCAATGTTAGCATATTTTCCCATCTTGCCGTTTTGGTCTCTTTTGCCACCGCTCTCTTGTATTTGCCAGATTTGAAAGTCTCTTCATTTGTTGAGAAGTTTGAGTCAATACAGAGTGCAGTCAATGCGCACCCGATCCATAATTTCATTGGCTTGGGTAGGATTATTCTTGATGCCTTTCGGTATGTCTTTACGGAAATTGGTTATGTGAATTGGCCAGGCGCCACCTTCTTTGACGCGTTTACTTACAGACCTCGTTTCACACAGCGTTGCAGAGACGTGCACATTTGTTGGGCGAATGTCGGTGATTATTCACTTGATGATGCTCCCCACTTGCCTCTGAAGACTTTGGCTCATTTTAAGTCCGAAGTTGCTTCTTTAATTCTTGAAGCAAGAACTTTCAAGACGAGTGGCACGAATTCTTGCCAAATCATGCGGACTGAGCTTGAGAAATTGTTGGCTATCCAGCTTCACTTGGATTCTGTTGATTTCAAATCTCGTTTGCGCGCTGCCCCTTTTTCTGTTTGTATTCATGGCCCTTCTTCTATTGGAAAGTCCTCTATCGTTCAACTTTTGTACCGCCTTGTTGGCATGCAATTGGATCTTCCTTTAGCCCCAGGCAATATGTATGTGTGGAATGGCAACTCAAAATATTACGATGGATGTCGTTCCGATCAATGGTGTTTTCTTGGAGATGATATTGGTCGTGAGAGTGCTAAAGTGTTAACAGCTGAAACTTCGACTACTCGGTTTATTATTGATGTTTGTAATAACACCCCTTTCACTCCAGCGATGGCTGATGTGACGGAGAAGGGTAGGATAACCGTTAGTCCAAAATTGATGTTATGTACGACAAACAACAAGTATTTGAACGCCCATACCACAAATGCTTGCCCAGCCGCTCTTTTGCGACGTTTCAATTGGTATTTGACTGCTCGGCCTATCCAATCACTTTCGCATGATGGTCGCCTTGATAATGTTGCTGCTCAACATTTTCAGGAGAATTTGTTGCCGACCCAATCAGTTGGCCACATGTGGCAATGGCAAGTTGAGGTTCCTGAAATTAATGAAAATCCAGGGAATCCAGTTCTTGGAGCACAAGTGGTCTTTCGTGGTGTGTTAGCATATCCGAATGATCCGAGCGTTTCAAATTTTGATGATTTCCTTCATTTGCTTTCTGAGGCTATACCCAAGCACACGGCTGTCCAGCAGTGTATCCTGAAATCGAATGCTGACATAACTCGCAACATCCATTTTTGCAAGCTTTGCAAGTGTTTTGCTTGTGTGTGCCCTCCCCCTGAGATTCCAGTTTCTGAAGTGAAGCGCCAAGCCTTGAGCTTGTCGCATTTTCTCGAATTGCGGGAGCTCATTTCCTCAGCTTTTAGTCGTGTTTGCACGTTTCGTTCACAATCGACACGCATTTTTCATCGTCTTTTGCAGAAAATACGCTGGTCTTTTACTCCTCCTTCATTTCGCGAACTCTTCTTGGCTCAATTTACCACCTTTGTTCGCCAGACGTACGGCGATGAATTCTTTGATTATAACCCTCAAGATTTTATCTCATACAATCAAGCCCATACCGATCGTGATGCTGTTGCAATACTTGCAGGATTGTATCGTTGTAATGTTTCTTTTGCCAATGGCCCATCTGTTGGTGTTATGTCTCATTTTCCGACATTTCACTGCTCCTTGGATCATCCTGGGTCTGGGCGCATTGACGTACAATCTTATATGCGCAATCAGATCACACCTCTTGATCCATGGTCCATCTGTTACCCTAGTATTAGTGTCATTCATTTGATCTATCACTATGGATTCAGTTTGCTTTATTTTTCCTTGTGGTTCATCTTATGGTGGTCGGCTCCTCATTGGATTAGTAGTGGTAGCGGCTTTCTTTTGTTAACTGTTGCGAGTCTACTGAGCTATGATTGGTGCCACCGTTTTTGGCAACGGCATGTTGTTACCCCGGTTAGCATTCGATGGATTGATAGAATCCGCACCTCTGGTGTCCCGTGGCTTAGCGGTCTTGCACGTGTTTATCTTTATGAGCATAGATATTATGTTCTTAGTGCTTTTCTGGTGCTCGTTGCTGTTGGTGGTTTGGGTGCGAAGTTGATGGCGCGGTTTGCTGCTCAACCAAGGGTTGCGCCCCATGCCAAAGATGATATGCCTGAGGCTCCAAAGCCTGCGAGTTGGTGGGCTAGTCCTATGGCCCCCCTACTCAAAGTTGCCTCTGTTTCCCCTAGTAGTACTTCCGCTGCTGCTGGATCAGCTAATTCTGTTGATATTCAGCGACGCGTGGCAAATAATACCCTGTACTGCGTCGCACATTTTAATGATGGTAAGGTCAATGGTTTCCACGCTTTAAGCATTTGTGATGATTATGTTGTTTTGAACCGCCACTCATTTTTTAAGGATGATTTTCTCGCTAGTTCGTTGAGATTCTATTCCGTGCACCCCACAAGCGGTTTATTATCTCTGCTTGCTGAGTGTGCGCCGAGTACGTATCGTGAAATTGCTGATGATGTAGTTTTGTTGAAGCTCCTGAATCCTTTGCATAAGAAGTCAATACTTGAATACCTCATTCAGCGGTCTCACACTTCTTCCGCTCCTGCCCAAAGGTACACATACGAGGGTGAAGATGGTGCTCGACCTAGGTCAGGTGCTGTTGCATCTCTTGTAACTGCTACCATGTCTGCTCTGGTTCGTGCCCCTGGAGATTCCTTTGCGGGGGTTTCCTGGTCTAACGATGTTTGGAAAAGCACCAGCAGTTCGGCTTTTGGTGCCCCTGGTTTTTGTGGTGCGCCATATGTTGTTGCTGAGAATTTCGGCACTGCTGTTGTGGGCATCCATGGGGCTGGTGGGATATCGGCTGCTGTTGATGTTTGCTTACCTGTTTTCCGAGAGGATGTTTCTGATGCGATTTCGAGTATGAATGCTGGTTGTGTGAGGGTTTGTACGCACTTTGATTGTGATATTGAGGGGTTTGATTTGCCCTCTGTCCCACATTCAAAAGTGTTATCTATTCTCCCGTTGCACAAGAATTCTTTATTGCGTTCTGTTGAGAGTCAAAATATTATACCGCTTGGCTCCTCCTCGTATGTTTCCTTTTGTCGAAGATCAAAGGTGACCTATCACATCACTAAGTCCTTTTGGAATGAAAGAGGCGTGACTTGTGATAAGGTCCCTCCAGTCTTTAATCGTGAACCCTGGAAGTTGGCTTTGGCTGAGTTTGAGTCTGTGCGTGGCTTGTTTGATATTGGTGTTATGACACAATGTGTGCGCCACTATGAGCAGCAATGCTATACTCGGCTCAATGCCTTGAATGTCGACTGGAAAAAATACCTTGGCTCCTTTTCTATTGACGAGGCAGCTGATGGTATTGATTCCATGGATTATGTTGATCATGTTAACTATAATACGAGTATGGGATTTCCTTGGTATTGTTCGAAATCCGAATTCATGCTGAAAGGTGTGATCCCTGACTTTATTCGGTGCCGTGTTGATTCTATATTTGATCGTTACAGGCTCAACAAACGCGCCTTCCCTGTTTTTTGTTCTCATTTGAAGGATGAAGCGATTAGCCCAGAGAAACTTGCAGCTGGGAAGATTCGCGTTTTCGTTGGTTCTCCGATTGATTTCACTCTTGCCATCCGCATGCGTTTTCTTAGCTTTGTGCGTCTCTTCCAAAAGTTCCGTTTTTGCTTTGAATCTGGAGTTTCTATCGCAGCGCAGAAGACTGACTGGGCTGATTTGTATGATTATTTTGGTTCCCGTCCGTTTTTTGTTGGTGGCGACTATAAGGCTTATGACAAGGGTATGCATCAATTTGTGACCCGCTGTGCGTTTGTGATCGTTATTAACATTTGCGCGGCATCAGAGCGCTTCAGTCCCAGTGAGATCAATGACATGTATGGGATGATGGAGGATATCGTAAACCCCATCGTTGAATTTCGAGGTGATTTGGCCAGATTTTTTGTTGGCAATCCCTCAGGTCATCCTCTTACCGTTGTTGTTAATTGCATCGCTAACTCCTTATACATTCGCTATGCCTTCCTGAAGAAACATGGTTCTTTTGACTTGTTTGAAGATCTTAGGCTCGTCACTTATGGTGACGATAATCTGTTCGCTCAAAGTTCTCCAAATTTTAGCCATTGTGACCTCCAGGATCAGTTGGCTGATCTAGGCATAATTTATACCATGCCTGATAAGTCTTCTGAGTCCCGTCCTTACCTTTCGACTGATGAGATCGAATTCTTGAAGCGCAAGTTTATTGAAGTCACTTTCAATGGCACTCGTGTTATTCTTGCCCCTCTTGAAATTAAGAGTATTTTTAAAATTCTCATCATTTCGTCGAAGAGTGCCGTCGTGTCCTCTATGGATTTGGCTGCCTCTTCGTTAATTACTGCTCGAAATGAATTATTCTTTCATGGCCGTGATGTCTACAATAAATATATTGGTCTGTTGCAACTGTGTGCAACGACTCATTGTTTGTCTTATAGGCACTGTGACTGGGAAGAGTATTTTCCCCTTTGTTATCCTACCTTGTTTAGTAGTTACTTATCTGACATTGATTTCACGTCAGAGAGAGGACCAAGCAAGGTGTTGGTCGCCCCTCATGGGGTGGACCTTGAAATCGACCACTGCGCGGGTACTTGGGTTGTCCCGTGCTGTAAATCGCCTGCACAATTTTTAAATTTTGTTGAAGCCGTTGAGGAAGATGTTGTTAATCTTCCTACAACTTTAGATCCCACCGCTTCGAGCGGTGCAGATGAGATAGGTCCTCTATCTCAATTCTTTTCCCGACCTGCTCTTATAAAGACTATAAATATCTCTGAGGGTGGGACTTTGAATTATCAGCTGTTCCCCTGGCGTGATTATATGTCTTTGCCAATTGTATCCGACAAGGCACGCAATTTTGGTAAGTGGAAAGCAAACCTTCGATTGAAGTTTGTCATTAACGCGACACCTTTCCAATACGGAGCTTTTGTTTTTTCTTATAAACCACTCACTGGTAATTATACCCCAACCTCTGCTCTCTTTTGGCCGACAACACCTGTTGGTGGTGAAATACACAACGAAACCCGTGACATATCTGGAGGGTATATCGATGATTCCATTATGGGCGTCAATGATATAGTGAAACAGAGTGCTATGATTCAACGGCCTCATGTTTGGCTTTATCCACAGATATCGAATACTGCTGAGATGGTCTTGCCTTTTGCTTGGCCAAATGATTTTGTTGTTGCAACCACGCAGACGCGTGGCCGCGAGGAGTGGATTGGTCTTGGTAAAATCGATATGCTTTCCATTATTCCCTTGTCGACCGCTGCTGCTGCATCTGCTAATCCGATAACTATCAGCATTTTTGCGAACCTTGAGAATGTCGAACTTTGTGCACCTACTCTCCAGAGACAAGTTGATGAGTATGATGCCGTTCATCCGATATCGAGTACAGCAACCTTGGTGGCGTCAGCTGCAGCCAAATTGTCAACAATACCGATAATTGGTGCTTACGCTACTGCTGCTAGTTGGTTTGCTGGCAAGATCTCTACTGTTGCTTCTTGGTTTGGTTGGTCCAACACCATTAATATTGGTCCAATTGAACCTGTAAAGTGTATTATGGCAACCCGTTGGGCCGACACAGAAACTCATGCCCCAATACCAAAGTTGGCATTAGATCCCAAGAATGAGCTTTCTGTTGATGGCAGCGTGGGTGGTTTTCCAAGGTCTGACGATCTTGTTATTTCATCCATTGTTAAGCGGCCCTTCCTTTGTGCTGTGTCAAGTTGGGCCAATAATGCTGCCCCTGGCACCATCATTCAGTCTGGCTTTGTTACTCCTTCGCATTTTCAGGCCAAGGATTGGACCGTAAGCAGTTTGGGTGGTGAGGTGGCACTTGCCGGCCTTACCCCAAAGTCTGTCCAATTCAGTCCAGCCTATTGGATCTCTCAAGCTTTTGAGTTCTGGCGTGGTGATATGGTGCTAGATTTTACAGTTTTGTGCTCTAAGTTTCACCGTGGCCGGTTGAGGTTTGTTTTTGACCCCATGGGCAAGTTCACCAACTTCTCTGAAGTTGGTGTCTTTACGCGCGTTATTGATCTGGCTTCTGAGACCAGTTTTCGCGTGACTATCCCATACCAAGGAATTTCACCGTACCTTCGTACTTTGGAGTACCAGAAGTCGTTATCTATGTCGAATATACTTGCCACTGGCAGCGTTGCCACCTTTGGCACAACTGATCTTGATTACTTCGCTGGTTACTTTCAACTTATGGTCTTGACTGATTTATCTGCTCCCACGGACGCGAGTGCAACTATTGTTACATCTGTTTCCTGGAAGAATCTGGAATTTATGTGTCCGGTTAATCCATATCGACCAACGACTAACTCCTCAACAGTCAAGCTGATGACACAGCTGCCCCCAGTAACCGTTTTGAGGCAAGCTGCTGAGATCGATCCTTTGTCTGTGGAGATGGAAGTTGTTCCTGGACCACATCGTGATAATAAGATACCACTTGTTTGCGGTGGTGAAACAGTTAAATCTTTGCGTCAACTGTTACACCGCTGGTCTCCTGCTCCTTTTTGCACTAGCAACGAACTGACTGTCCGTATGAATTCATATAGTATCCTAAGTGCAATATTTTCTCGGTTTCCCGATTTTACTGGAACTTGTCCAGCTGGTAAGCAGGTTGTTAATACCAATATTCAGTATAATGTTGGCTGCGAGAGCTTGTTGAATTATTTTTCTACAGCTTTTGCGGCCAGGCGTGGTGGCATTATGTGGCGATTCATTCCAAATGTCCGCAATACTGGTATAGAGACTAACAATTGGCGCTTTAATCCAATGTTGACAACTTCTACAGTTACTAAGGCTCTTGCTTATCCACAGCCAGCATTTAATGCTGTGGTGCACATTTCCACCGATACTGCCTTGACTGTTGCTAGCAAGTACAATCGATTCATAGGTGGTGTGGAATCTGCAAATGGGATGGAGATGGCTCCGAGCCACTCTCAAATCCTGGAAGCATGTATTCCTGATTACAACCCCCGACGTTTCCGTAGCAACAATCCAAATATCCTGGCGCGCAATACTTTACCAGCGACATCCGGGATTAATCCAACTTTGTCTCCGTATTACGACATCCTTGATGCATACGATGTGAGTTTTAAATACTCGTGTGCCCCAGGAGCTAGTTTTACAACTTTGAATTCGACTACGATTTTAGATCTCGAGCGATATTGTTGCTCTGCTCCAGATTACACACTCATGATGTTTTTAAATGTTCCAACATTTTATGTTGACAGCACTTACCCAACACCATGAGTGGTTTTCCTCTGTCCTTTCTTGAGATGGGTGCGTGGCGCCTATCCCCAATTATATACATAATTGTGGGATGAAGTCCCACGGTTTTATTTCCAAAA